GAAAGTCTCAGCCCCGAAATCCCATATATAACCGAAAAACTCATCGATGATAATCAGATCCAGCCCGTTGGTTGCCATACTGATGGTGCCCGCGGTGGTGTCGAGAGACCCCAACTCCTGTGCAATGCCATCGGTGGTTACGCGAAAGAGCTTGCCGCCCGCGACGGCATAGAGGTAGGAGTCGAACGAGAGGATACCTCGGACCCTACTCGCCACCCCCAAGTCGCACCACTCGACCAGCCCCGGAGTTCCGAATAGGGCCATGGCCCCTTCACCCATCTCGGGATACGGGCGAAGGTAGAAGTTGCGGCAGATCTGGTTCGAGAGGAAGACCGAATCGGACTGGTAGGTCGGACCGGTAAATGGGATCTTGAGCTTCACGACGTTCCCTTCCCCTTGACGCCCATCATCTTGCGGGCTGCGTCTGCCGCCTCCTCCCAACTCGTGGCGACCTCGACCGATTCCCCCTGGTCCGTGTACTTGGAGACGGTATACCCGTTGTTTGCCTCGGTAATTGTCACGCGTCTTAGTTCTTTGTATGTTGCTGGTTCGATAGCCATTATATCCTCCTTTGTTCCGTTGCACTCCCCTGCGGGTCTCCCTGCGGGTCTCCCCTTACGGGTCTCCCCCTACGGGTATCACACAAACGGTCCCGAGTTGAATCTCGGGCTGCGGGCATTCCCTGTCATAGCCCCAAGATCGGTGCGCATCGGGTAGCCCGAGACCCGGTTCGCATGCTTTATCGAGCGGGTGAACCCTATGGCCTGAACCGCAAGCCCCTGGCCCACCTTCTTCCCGAAATTGGAGCTCACCTCGATGGCCAAGTTGGACACGATCCCCCCGCGAAACCCCTTGGGGAGACTGACGTCGGTCGTCCGATCCGGGAAAGACGTGAGCTGCTTGCGGACGCGAAAGTGCACGTCGTCCGCTGCAGTGGGAGCGGGCCAAAACCAAATCTGGTGGAGATCAGGGGTCGGGTTGACCGCGAAGATCTCCGGCCTGGCCCCCGTGTCCTTGGTGGGCCGGGCGCGATACGTGTCGAGCGTCACCCGGTGGAGCGGGAAATCTGTGGCGCCGGACCGGATGAACGCGCCAGGGAGGATGGAGTCGGGGGCGGGGGAATCGAAGTCTCCTCCTGTCCCGTACGTGTAATCCGCCTTCCCAGGCGTGAGGGAGAAAGACTCCAAGACGTCAGCGGGAACCATTAGCCGCTCCAGCGCCCATCGCTCCAGCATGTCGTTGAGTTCCGCGAAGACCTGAGCTTGAACCGAAGCGGGAATTGCCTCTCCCGGATGGAATACCCCGAGCTTCACCAAGGCCCGCTCGATAATGTCGTTGGCGCTGCTACTGGCCATTATTCCTCCTCACCCGCGTCCGCACCCGCGTCCGAGTCCTCACCCCCCGCACGCAACCCGACGACGATTTCATGCGCGATAACGTCACTCATCAAGTCTTCCACGGTATTCCTCGGGTTGAGTTCGAGTCCAGCGTACCTCGGGTCTTCCTTTACGGCACGGACGAGTCCAGCTTTGGTCCGGAATTCTTCCTCGAAATCCTTGCTGCCGAGGAGAAGATCGTCATTGTTTAGCCAGGGAGGTCCAAACCACCCCTCCCCCCACGCTTCGTCCACTTCCTCTTGCGTGGTGAAGAGGCGAGCCTCCCCCTTTCGGTGGAGCCAGGTCGGCGCGATGCGGTAATTGTCGGTTGAGTCCATTTCGTTCTCCTTTTTGGTTAATGGGTAATGGGTTTTGGTCTTTGGGTAACGGGTAATCCCCCCCCCCCCCTGGTACCCCACACACCCCCCGCACACCCCCAACGCACAACGCACAGCGTCAAGCTGGCACAGAAAATGAAGCTACCAGGAAAGAAAAAAAAGAAGCGGGAGGCGGGGGTTATCCTCCCGCGATTATCGAGCCGGGGTTATCTGGCCGGGGCTACCCAGGCCGGGATTAAATGGTTATGGCCGGGGGAGCCGCAACACCCGCGAGACCCAGGATTACCCACCCAATAGTGTCATCCACGTAGAGTAAGGTGGCCTGATCCCCCGCATCCGCGAAGACTATGGTGGCCCAGCCTGTGCTGGTGTCCGGGGTAAGGGTTCCCACCCCGACCGAGGGCACCTCAAGGTCGATGATGAGCATCTGACCCCGCTTTCCATTGGCAAGGGTTAGGGCCTCAGCGATACCCCCGGTGGTCTTCGATACGTGAAGAGCGGTCAAGGGTATGGCGAGCACACCTGCCGTTACCTTCACCTCGCTGGTCTGGGGGAACCAGGGGGTCCACCCCTCGTCCCCCAACCCTCTATGCTTCGGTAATTCAATTTTGGATTGTCTATCTTCAATTCCCATAATTCCTCCAAGGGGAGCCCGGAGGCCCCCCACTGTTGTGCGTTACGCGTTACGGGTTACCCTGTAATCCTCACCCCGAGTTCGGGCCGGACCGTATCCCAGCCGTACAGCACGTCAAGGCGAGTGGCCTCGGAATAGGCGTCGATGTCGAACGCGGTCGCAACCGTGATGCTCAACCCGAGCTGTTTATCCGATGCCTGACCCCACATGATGCTGCTGCCTGCGCTCTTCGGTTTCTTGAACGGAACCATGGTCAGGGCAAAGCAGTCGGGGTGGAACGCCAGATTCTGCAGGTGAGTCGTCCCCTCAGCTCCCGTGACGACCGTAATCGCGGCACCATTTACGGGCAGCGTGACTACCGTCTGATACGGGAGTACGTCTTCCCCGGCGGCAGAGGAGTAGATCTTCGGGCTGATCGGGATCGTCGCGTTGCCCGAGCCATCCGAGGTTACGTCGGCGGTTACGACGAACTGGCGAAGCTGGCTTCCCTCCCACGCCTTTCCGCTTACGGGGTTAACCCCCACGACATTAGCGATCGTGATCACGTCACCCCGCTTCAGGATTTCAGTCGAGGCGGCCCACCCGTTGGTCACCAGCGAGGAAGCACCCTCAGCGGTTGCCCCGTTCATCACCCCCGTCGATCCCGTGGAGTGCGTCCCGACTGTATGGGAGGACCCGTTCTGAGTCATGAAGTGTTCGGTGTTGGCGAATCGACCCAGGAATCCGCGCCGGACCATGGTCCCCACGATATTCTGGTGGAACAGGGACTTCAGCTCCCCGTCGGCCAGACCCCACGCGGCCTTGGGAGACCACATCGCGAGCCGGTCATCCGGGACCGCCTCGTTATCCATCCGCTCCGCAATATCGGCGAGAACGCGGAATGTCGCGGGAGTCGTCCCCGGAGTACCCACGAAATTATACACGTTCACGTACTCGTCGTGCCCGTCGGAGTCGATCTTGTTCGCGAGGGCTATGGTCGCCGGGTTGATGTATTTCCGGCTGAAATCCGCGATATCCAGCGTCAATTCCCGCTCGGTGAAATCCAGAGCCACGTGTTCCTGCTCGTCCACGGTAACCGTGGTGGAGTTTTCCACTGTCTGGACTTTATTGATTGCCGCCCCGGATTTGGTCCGGAACTTATTCGGCAGGTGAACGGTTACGGAGTTACCCTTCTGGTACCCCCCGACTGCAGTAGCGAATTCGGAGTTGTACCCCTTATACACTTTCTGCGCCATAATCAGGTTGTTCGTCAGGTCGAACAATGCCCGCTCCGCGATCATGGAGTGGGTAAGAAATGCGTTACTCATATTTTCTCCTCAACTCTTCCTTCCGATCCTTCTCCCACTTCGCGTGAAGTTCAGCTCGCGTCATCTTCTCGGGATCCTTTCCGGGTGACGCCGGGCTACTCCCGCGAATTGTGGGGGGCGGGTCCGGGGCAGAAGAATTTCTTTTCGGTGTTTTGCGTGTAAGTCGCGCCTCAATCTTCCCGATTTCCTTGATCTGCTGGACTGGGGGTAACCCGTAAATCCGCTGCGCTTCGGCCACATTGGACCCAAGCGCGTACAGGATCTCGGCGTAATTCTCCCCCTTCATTGCGTCCACCATAGTCTGACTCGTGGGGACTGCGGGATTCAGCGCCACTGAATCGAAATCGGGATGCGCCTCGCGAGCGCGGACGGCGGACTTCTGGATTGCGGCTTGGAGTTCCGTCTGGGACGCCCGCTGCCGCTCCTGCTCGAACCGGGCCTCAAGACGAGCCTCGGCCTGCTTCGCCATAGCCTTCAGGTAGGCTGCGTCGCTGTCGAAGTCGTTCGGGTCCAGCTCCTTGCCCGTCGGGACGCTCGCGGGGTCTGGAGCGGGTACGGGAGAGGTACGGTTGGCCTCGGCGGCCTCCGCACGACCCTTCCAATACTCCCGCTCGGCCACGAGAGATCCAATTCTCTTCTCTGCCCCTGGTTTACGTCGTCGGGGTTCGGAGGGTGACGGTTCCTCCTCTTCCTCGCCCTCTCCCGCTTCGAGATCGGGGTCGAGGTCGGGGTCGAGATTCGGATCGGGTTCTTCTGCGGATGACGGATCCGCGTTTACGTCGGGTTCAGTGGCGACCACTGGATTGCCTTGCTCATCATATTCCATTCTTCAGGTCCTTTCGGGTCAAGCCCGGAGTTGCAGGGGATTTCGCCCCAGACGGTTTGGTGGTTCACCCGCTACGGGTAGCCCGCGACGGGAAAACCGTTATGGGTTGGAGGTTACGTCTCGTCCGTGACGTGCACGCGACCCCTCTTGTCGGTGTTGTAGAAATAGCGCTTGCCATCCTTGATTACGATTTGAGACTTGAGGGGTCTACCCTCGTCTCGCCTTCTGTTCCGTAGGGCTTCGATGTCACCCTCGCGAATCGGATCTCCCACTCGTTCCTCCTTTGGGTTCGTCGGTTACGCGTTTGTATTTCTCCAGGACCTCGATGACGCGGTCGAACGCCTTCCCCTCGTCGGTCATCTCGTCTCTTTGCTCCTTGATATCCAACATCTTTTTCTCGTTGGCTAGGGTTATCCCCTCGGCCCTGAGCTTCTTTATCACGTCGTCAATCGAGGGTTCCTGCGGGGGAGGAGGTCCGTCCTCGTCAATCCCTGGGGGTAGGAGCTTCCGGAGCCGGTTGGCAATCTTGGTCGCGCCGGGCCAGTCCATGTTTTCCGCGATCAGGTCGATTACGAAGCGAGCCGCATCGGGAGCGGTCCGCACGAAATCGAGCATGGAGGCCGCTGCCTCTTGTCGTTGAGTCTGGAAGGATGGGCCGGTCGTTACGCTCACCCCGTAGGTCCCTAGGGATAGGTCGTTCACGATCAAGGGTTCGTCCGAGACGGGAGAGGGGACTACCTGGTTCACCGTCACAAACTCTTCTTCGTCGTCGGGCCGGATGATCATGACCTGGCGTTCAGTATCATAGATGCGCGGGATAAGGTCAAGGATTATCTCTCCGCAGAATTTGACGGCCCTGCGGCGATTGTCAGCGTAGGTGAAGTTCACGACGTCAGATTGGGACTGGCGACGGGCTATCGCGAGACCGGAGACCTCATTCCCTTGCGCCCCTAGAGACGCGTCCTGGATCGAAGTTGTATCTTTCATCTCGTCGGAGCTGATATTGGATTCGGTAATCTCCCCGATTGCGGTTTGAGTCACAATCTGGCGCATCGGGGGGTTCACACCCGCAACGTGATTGTAAGCTAGGAAGGCGCGGTTGGAGCGGTTGGCGTCGGCCCACTCCTCCTCGTAACCCTCGAATTGCTCGGCGGTTCCAACCCAGGGGGCTTTGGGGGCAAGGGCAACAGTCTCGGTGGCAGCGGTCCGAAAGTAATTGTACATCCGCTGCGAGTCCTTCGCGTTCCGGATGGCACCACGGAGGTGAGTCTGGCCGTCAACCGTAATTTCTTTACCCCATACGGGTACGATCGGAATGAACTTGCCGGGCCACTCATGCGGTCCGCTAATCACTTTTTGTCCATCGATGATGTACTGTTGGACCTTATGCGAGTCGATCTCTCGTTCCCGCTCAACTCGGGGGACTTCATTGAGAATCATCTCGGGTAGACCGGAACCCTCGGGGGCCGGGCCTGGGACTTGAATGGGTTGACCGGTTTGCGGGTCTTGGGTGACGTGTACCAGTTGTTCCTTCTCCTTAAGCAACGGAAGGGCCTCATCCCACTCATCCCCGTCCACTACCCTCGAATCGGACAAGAGGTACACCCTCTTCTTATGTGGAACCTTGACCCAGTACTCCCCAACGCGAACCGAAGCGTCCTCGAACCAATGGCCGACGTCAGCGTTCGCCCCGTCATCGGGAAGAGAGGAGGGAACGTCGGCGTCAGGGTAGCGAGCCTCGTACTCCTCAACGCTAATCATTTCGGTGATAAAGCCGAAACGGGAGTCGGAACCGTCCGCCTTCGTCCGAGCCGGGTCCAGGGCAACCGAGAAGTTATTCTTAATGCGTTCAATCCGTATCTCCTGGTCGAACGGAGAGTCTTCCGTGTAGCTCGTGACGACGCGAAAGTAGCCGAAGCCGCACTGAACCGCACCCTCGAAGGCCGTCTGGTATGCAACCTCGGAGTCGGACTCCTGCTCAATCGCGCGGATTAGGCCCGTAAGGGTTTCGGCCACCTCCTTGGAAGCTCCTCCCCCTCGCGGGATAATCTTGATCGCGATCTGATTCACGCGACCCTCGTTGATCACGCGGTCCGCAAAGCCCGGAAGCTTGTTCACGGTAAGGACCGGACGACCCTCGAGCTCCCGCTGGAGTACGACCTCGGCAGGCCAGTGGTCCTGACCCGCGAGCATCCGGAGGTCCTCTGCAGCTTCGAGCCGGTTGTGGAGCTCGGAGTTCATGGAGGTGCGGAAGCGCGAGAGGGCTTGCTGGATCACGCGATCCTTGGCCGGGAGATCCTTGTCCAGAGTGCTGGTTACTTTTTCCTGTATACGCTCCAAGTTTTCCTCCATGTTCCAGGTTCATCCATTCTCATCGACCTGCGCCATCCATAATTCAAATCTTTCCAGTAAGGCACATAATAGTATCTGTTATCCAGAACCCATGATCCATATACACAAACCAGATGCCGCCCGCCTGTTTCCGTTGTCACATCACAGATGGTCACGTCTTCAGGCTTTGCTCCTTGCCTAATCAAGAGTTCAGCGCAGGTGAGGCAGAATCCGTCACAATCGTCAGAAAACAGCTGGTTAGCCTCTACCTCATCTGCCCAGCTTTTCCAGTGATCCCAGAAGTCCTGAAACTGTTCTTTGTCTGATTTGTAAGTGAACAATCGCTTGACCTTTGAATGTACTTTTTCAGCAAGGTTTTTCATTCAGCTTCCTCACAAAAAATACTATCAGGAAATTCCTGGCAGTGAATCTCATATCCTCTCGGTGCTCTGGTAATCTCCCCGCCTTCCGGGAACGGC